GCTCGGTGAGCTGCGAGAAAAACGGCAGAATGTAATCGACGAACAGGAGCTTGATGGTGCCGAGGGTCTCCTCGAACTTGAGGAAAGCCGGGGTCATCCGTTCGCCGATCTGCCGCGAGAGCGCATCCGAGCGAGCCTTGGCCTTGTCCATCTCGAAACCAGCCGCGCCGAGGCCGGTGGTTTGCTTCTCAAGTTGCGTATCGACCTTGCCCGAGATCGTGTTCATCGAGTCTTGTTTCTCGACAAAGCTGCCCGCCAGCTTGCCGGTGATGGCGAGCGCTTCGTTTAGGCCTTCGATGCGACCGAACAGGCCGTTGACCGATTCGATGCTGCCGTCGGTTGTGGCAACGAGTCGCTGCAACGTGCCGATCATGCCGTATTTCTTGATTGCCTCGGAGATGCTCTTGAACTTCTCCTCGGAAAACGCCTTCTTAAAGGCTGCGTCCATTGGCTTCGAGCGGTCGACCACCGAGCGCATTGCACTGGTGAACTGGTGCATGACCTCGGAGCCGGTACCTGTAACGCCCGTCAGCGTCGCCGTGTTGGCCATCAGCTCCTCGATGCTGATACCGAGCGTCGCGGCCAGTGGCGTAGCAATGCCGATGCTGCTCGCCAGCTCAGGCATGGTGATCACACCGAGCTCGACGGTATTGGAGGCCAAGTCGGCCACCTTCTTCATCGTGGCCATCGACGTGTCGCCGTAGGCCTTGGTTACTGCCGTCAAGACGCGGAGGCCGTCCTTGGTCGTCGCATTGCCTGCGCGGCCGAGCTTCATCGCAAGCTCGAGCTGATCGGTGGCTTCTGCGCTGTCGCCGAGCGTGCCGATCAGGTCGTAGAGCGCGTCGTTGATGTCGCTGGTGCTCACACCGTAGGCGAGCGAAAGCCGCTCGACGCCGCTCGCGAGCTCCTTCACTCGGTCTTGACCACCACCCAAGATCGAGCTGATGTTGGCCATTTCACGGCCGAACTGCACCGATTGATCGACGCCTTCTTTCAGCGTGCCAATAGCCTTGCCGATGCCCTGCATGGCCAAGCCACTGAGCATGGTTCCGGCAGCGACGCCCAGCGCGCCCACACTCGACTTGATGCCGGTGATCTTCTGCTCGGTCTTGTCGAGCTGGCTGGTGTCCGAGCGGAAACCGAGCTTGATCAATAGGTCGCGGACGATCATCGGTGCGCTCCCTTGCGTGCCTTCTCCATCTGCCGATTGCGTTCACGAACGCGATCGGAGACGAGCAGCACGTCGTCGAGGCTCCATTCTGTCTGAACTTCGATCAGGCTGCGAGCATAACCAGCTTCGACCGGCAGCGTCCAAAGCCAGCGCGTCTTGATGGCCTGCTCGCGGAGCTTGCGGATCTCGGCCGATTGCTGGGCTGGTGTCAGCTCATGCCCTGAAGCGCGCCCACGCCCAGAGCCGCCAAAAAAGACCCGCAGCTGTGGTCGATCGACAGCAGGTGCAGGCGATACAGATCGGCGAGGTCATGGGTGTCGCGCGGCGTCTTGCCGTCTGGACCCATGACAGGCTCGTCGCCCAGCGTGCAGCCGTGCAGGACGCGCGTCCAGACGAGATCGCGATATTCCTTGTCGCGGAGCATCTTGGCGGCCTGGGCGAGCATCCGGCCGGTCGCCGCGAAGTTGTCGACGCCGGCTGCCTCGCTCTTGAGGCCATCGTCGCCGGCAGCGGCCAGCATACGCCCCCGCCACTCGGCAACGATGCACGCGACGTCGAAGGCAGAAGCAGCGTCCAGCTTGGGGATAGTGGCCTGCTTGCCGTTGACGTCGATCGTCTTGATGTCTCGCACTTGGCCCCGCTTAGACCGCCATGCCCGCGAACTCGGACACGAGCTGGCCGATGAAGGTCCACTCCACCGTGGACACCTCGGGACCATACGTCACGGTCGGCTCTTTCTGCAAGGCCGCTCGCTGCATGGTCACCGTCTGGCCGCCCTGCGCGTTGCGAATCACCACCGGGATCGTCGACTGCGCGCCGCCGACCGACTTCTGCGTGAACAACAGGCCGTTGAGGTAGTTGTTCGACATCGAGGTCTGAAGCAGCGTCACGGTGATGGTGCCGCCACGAGCGCCGCGCTTGTAGCTGATCGCCGGCGAGCCGTCGGCGCCTTCTTTGAGCATCGCGGCATCCGAGGCGAACTCGGCCGAGACGAAGTCGCCATCGCCATAGCCCGAGACCGGGACGCCGGCCACGATGATCGAGATGTCGTTGGGGCTGTAGCTTCCGAGCAGGTTGGCCATGGTTCGACTCCGTTAGACCGCGATGTTGAGCGTCAATTCCACCGACTGGATAGCGCCGGTGCCGACGAGGTTGGCCGTGATGCCGGGCAGGTAGCGCGCGGTCTTATTCGCCGGCGAAATCTCGCTGATGTCGGGGATGTTCCACGACTCGGCCACCTTGAAGGGCTCCAGCATACCGAGCGAAACGTAGCGCTGGCAGACGTTGATCGCCGCACCAGCCACCGCCGCAATGCCGGTGTTGTTGTAGGGCAGTTTGCCGACCTGGGGCGAGAGCACCGCCAGCACTGCGGCCTGAATGTCCGATTCGAGCCGATCGCGCATGGCGACCGTGTCCATGAAGGCATGCTGGCCCGCGGCCACGAAGCCGGAGGTCTGGCCCTTCTGCACCTGGTCGATGCCGCCGATCGTGACGTACACGTTGCCGCCGTGGGTCGTGACGTTGTTGAACTCGGCCGTCGACAGGTCGTCAGTCGCCGGGCCGGTCAGCGTCTTACCGTGCGCGGTCGCTTGGCCGAGGCCCTGTGGGATCAGCTTGCCAGCGAGAGCCGCATCGCAGGCGCCGGCGCCGGCGTTGGTCGTGGCGAAGCTGGCGGTATTCTGCGAAGCGCCCAGCGTGCAGGAGTAGTCCGAAAGCACGAGGTCGACCAGCGGATCCAACGCGGTCAGCACGATCACGCGATCGTTGTCTGCCGCCGCCGGGACCGAAACCACCGAGGCCGAGCAGATGAGACCACCACCGACTGCCGCGATGGCCGCCGCGAGTGCGGCAAGGGTCGCGTCGCTGCTCACAGCGTAGACCACCGGCGCCGCAATCGACGTGCCGTTGAGCTTCACGGTGACGCTGTTGGCCGCCACGAAGGCCGAGCTGATGGTCAGGGTGACGGTCTGCGCGTTGGCCTTGCGGGCGAAGATGCCGGTGCGGATGCTGCCGCTGGTCTCCAGCGTCGTGACCGCCGAGGGCGCGCCGGTGAACGCGTTGGCCTCTTGCGTCTCGGCGAAGAACAGGTGGCGACGAGCGGCCACGGTCTCGACCCAAGTGTCGGTGGTGACGATGTCCGATGCACTGCGCGAGGTCAGGAGCAGGGCGTACCAAATGCCGTCCTGCGCCTCGACCGCCGACAGCGACGCCGAGCTCAGGGTCGACACCGACGCGACCTTGAAGCTCTTGGTGCGCTGGGTCTGGCCTTGCAGAGCCGCGGCGAGCTTGTAGGCCTTGTGATACGGAGCGAAGCCAAAGCCGATCAGATCCTGCATGTTGTAGCAGGTGCGGATTTGCGGAGTGCTGGGACCAGCGGCACCGAGCACGTTCTCGGTGTCGATGATCATCGGGACGCCGAAGCCATCGACCGAAGCCGCTGCGCCGATCAGGTTGATTTGGATGTCGACCAAGGTTGAACTGGGGAGCTTGGACATCGGTTGTTTCCTTCTAGATCGGCACGCCGTCGACTTCGATTCCAGTCAGGTCAACCGTCTCGATCCAGCCGGTTACTTCCGACGAGCTCTCGAGCGTGGCGACCACGACCTCGCATTGTGCGCGACTTTCCGCGCGGGTGTCTAGCAGCGCCGTGAGGTCTTGCACCGGCCCCAGCGGCCACGCCTTGCAGCCAGCTTGCCGCAGGGCGAGGATCCGCGAATCCTTCCGCAGTTCTCGCTTGAGCGCCGACAGGAGCACCGTGGCATGGTTGGCCCCGTAGGCGCTGTTTGAGTAGACGTTCACCTGCAAGATGTGCCGCCGGTGCTGGGCGTAAGCGACCGTCCCCGCCGTCGACGTGATCTGCGCCTCGTCGCTACCCTGCTGTCCTGGCGCTATGTCGCGCGTCGTCAGGTTCAGCGCCGCGAAGGGTTTGGCTGGAATCGGGAACTGCGCGCCGTTGTTCGACGTGGCAAATTCCCAATACACCGTGCAGCTCGGCAACGCAGCCTTGACCGCGTCGTAAAGCGCATCCTGCACGTTGGGCCAAGTGTAGCTCGCCATCAGGGCTCCACCGTCGCGCTGTAGAGCACGAACCGCCGATAGGTGCCGTGGCCGACCCACCGTCGGTCTTGCCAGACCTGGTAGATGCGGCCGTCGAAGACAATCTGATCGGCCTGCTGGATGCTCGAGGTCGTCGTCGGCTGGTCGCCCTGCACGTCGGCCAGCGTGTGCATCATGTAGCGCGAGCTCAAGCGGATACCCTCGGGCAGCATCGCGCGCGTCCGACCGCTGATCGGGCCGATGCTGGCTGCGATCGTCGTGTCGGTGTAGGCGCCGACGGTAAACACACCCTTGCTTCCGGTCGTCGTCGAGATGGCGCCGGCCGCGTACCGTCGGCGGGTGACGTCCTGCACGGCGAGCGAGATCACCGCATCGCTGACAATCACGGGAACGCCGCTCATTGCTTCACCTTGTACGTGATCGAATTGATCAACTGTCCGGTGTCGATGAGCGGGGCCGCAGCGTTGCCAGCCATCGAGGCCAAGCCACTACCGTGCGCGCCCTTCTCGATCTTGCGCTGGATGGTGACCGCGGCCAGTGGCGGCGGGATGTGGGCTCGGATCCGAGTCTTGACCGCGTTGGACGTCACCACGCCGATCCGCTCGCCAGCTTGGCTTGCCGGCCGGATGCCGGTCGCAACCTCGGCCGCCTGTTCGCGCGCGAAGTCCTCGACGCGGCGGTCTTGATCGATCGTCGCCCGTAGGAACGACCGCTCGGGGATGCGGCCGGCGCCGAACTCGTGGATCGCCGCGAGCTGGGGATTGGTCAGACTATCGCCGGCGCGGACTGAGTCGTCCTGATGCACGCCGACAGTGACGACCGTTCGCCGGAGCTTGCCGAGCTCGCGTAGGATCTTGTCCCACACTGCGCGGTTGTCGATGACTTGGGTGGCCATTAGACCACCAGCCCGCCAGCCGTTCGCCGTCGGATCAGCTGCATCAGCGCCACGCCGTAAGCCGTCGTCCGCAGGCCCATCACCAGATCGGAGCCGCCGGTGACGCCGTTGGCAATCGACACGTCGCCGACGTCACGATTCGTCACCGGACCGACCGTGCCAGAGGCGCCGCCGCTCGAGCGCACGCACTGGTGGCAGACCCACAGAAGCGTGGCCTGGTCGGCGTCGGTGCCCATGACGCTCGGAGCCACGGCACCGGGCGCAAAGGCGATCCACTGATTGACCGTGGAATCGGAGAGGCCCGACAGCTCTGGCGCGAACGTCTTGACGTCGGTCGCGGTCACAGCCATCGGGCCTCCCCCAAGTCAGCTAGCTGGATCTAGCCTTAGCTCATGCCGTAGCGGATCAGCATCGCGATCGGGTAGCGGATGTTGAGGCCGCCAGCCTGCGCGTGGATCGCCTGGGTGATGTAGGTGTTCTCGATGTCCGGCGGCAGGAACACCGGAGCCAGCGGCAGGATGCGGCCAGCGACCTGCGGATCGTGACGGTAGCACACCATGAAGCTCGCGCCGCTGCCGTTGTCGGCCAGCTCGGGGTGCGACGTGATCTGCGAGTCACCGCCGCCCGCCGCCGCCAGCGCCTGTTGGGCGAACTGGAGGATGGTGGTGGTGGTGAGCTGCGAACGCGCCGTCGTCGCGATCTTCATGTAGTCGCCGACGCTCAGGGCCAGACGATTCGGCAGCAGGCTGCCCTTGCCCTTCACGTTGAAAACCACGGTCTTGATCAGGTCGACGATGTCGGCCTCGATCTCGTCCGGCGTCTTGTTCGCCCACAGCGGCGAGCCAGCGGCGCCATTGGCCACCACGGACTTCGTGATGTTGGCGTCGGCGTAGAGGCCGTTGATGCCTTCCTGCGAATTGCCGAACCAATTCTCACTGTTGATCGTCTCGCTGATGAAACGCATGGCGCCTTGCAGCTCGAGCGCCGGCAGAGGCAGGTTGCCCAAAGCGGCGCGGGCGATGTCGTCCAAGCCCCACGAGGCGTGGCCGATCAGCGGCGCCACGTTCTGGCTGTTCTTGGTGACCTGAATGTCGCCACGGGTGCCGATGTCCTTGTAGCTGCGCGACAGGCGACCGCCGGTCGTCCACGTCTGCGCCTTCCAAGTGTAGACCTCTTGGTAGGGCGCCGGCTGGTCGACGGCCATTGGAAACGCGGTCATCGAGGTCAGGTCGGCCAACGGCTGCTGGGCGATGACGGCCGAGACGTACTCGAGTTCACGAGCCAGAGCGTAGCCCGACGCGGCGTCGGAGCGGAAACCCATGCTCTTGCCGAGCGCGTCCACGGTGTGGCGCAGGCTGCTGTTGTCGTAGCGGTCCCACCGCTTCTCGGACTTGTTGGCGCCGATCGGGTCCATGTCGAACACGGTGCGGCGGGTCGGGAGCTTGATCTCGTTCATCTTCGTTCTCCT